CAGGTGAGGTACAATGCAAAAGCCAGCGCACCGCCACCTCACGCGTAGCTCCGCAACGCTTCGCCACGCACAGCACAGGGGCCCTTCGGGGCCCACAACCCACCACACAGCTGCTCGGCTTTCTGGTGGGCTGATAGCTCACCTACTTGCGCTCCGCCCCGCTCTGCTGCGCCTCGCCAAGCCACGCCACGCGACGCTCCGCGCCGCCCTGCAACGGCCCCGGCTCCGGCTGGGGCACAACCCATCACAGAGCCTTGGGTTCTCTGGTGGGCTGATAGCTCACCACACCGCGATGCTGCTCCGTTCGCCGTGCAGCGCCGCTGCGCATCGCTTAGCGACGCCACGCACAGGGGCCCTGTCATCAGGGCCCACCCAACCATCCCAAGAGGATTCAATCAATGGCATTTCGCCGCTTTGAGCTAACGCTTGAGGGCACGCGCCCGCTCATCTGCAGTAACCCCTGCACCGTTGATCCACTCGGCCCCCACGCCGAAGCGATCAAGTATTTCACCGGCCTAAAGAAGAACCGCAATGAACACGCCTTGAGGCGGCTGCACTGGTTGTTCTCCGGCTACTGGGGAACTGAAGGCAGCTTCACCTACGGGCCCAGCCTGGACGGTGATTCCAAGTTCAGCGGATTCGCTGATCCGTTCCTTCCGGCCCAGAACCTGCAGCGCTGCATCCGCGACGGCGCTACAGCATGGAAGCTGGGCAAGGACACCAAGCGGGCGATCGTGGTGGAAGGCGATGCACCACTGGTCTACGACGGCCCGGCTGATGCCGAGCTGATGTACGACGATTCGCGCTTTGCCTCCATTGCTCCCACGGGCCGGGGCACCATGGCAGTGCGGGTAAAGCTCCCCCAGTGGAGCGCAACCTACCGCTTGCTGGTCAATGACGAGATCATCGACCCGACCACGCTGGCAAAGATCCTGGATCGTGCTGGCATCGCCGAAGGTCTTGGCACCTGGCGTCCAATGCACGGTCGCTTCCAGGTACTGCAACTCGAAGAAATCGAGGTGGCCTGATGAGTATCGCCAAAGTTGCTTCAATCGACGCGCACACTCTCTACAAGGGCCAGACGATTCCCGCCGAACTGGTGTGGAACCACTTTGCGATTCGCCGCCCCGATACCCTTGCAAGCTGGATCCTTGAGCACGGGGACGAGGATCTAGCCCGAGCTGCCAGGATGCCTCAGGTACTCCTCCAGGTTCGGGGCTGGCTTGATCGTGATCGCAGCAAAGCGGAGCTTCCGCCGCTTGTGATGAACACGGCAGGTGGCACCATTAACGTGCTGACCGATGAGAAGGCCTCGACCTACCTCAACGATCAGGCGTTTCAGGGTTTGCGCCGCCATCAGCGGGCATCCACCCGGCTCATTGCCGCCGTGGACGAATCGAAGCTGACCGGCGCCACCCGCCGCGAGCATCAGAACCGGATCAACGTTCACAGCTTCATCGCTGCGTCTGCCCAGGGGGCACAGCGTCAGCTCCGGCTCCTGAAGCAGAACGGAAAGAAGGCGCCACGGCTGGAGGGTTGATAACCTGGGCATCCGCAAGGTGTAAGCCCTAGGTCTGCGCTCCGCATCACGACTCGGTGCTCCGCCGCGCCACGCCGCGCACCGCCCCCACACCTCACCGCTGAGCCCTTGGTTCTCCGGTGGGCTGTTGTCCACCACCCCGCAACGCGTCGCCCCGCCCTGCGATACCGCGCCACGCATCGCCACGCACCGCATCGCCTCGCACAGGGGCCCCTTCTCGGGGCCCACCCCAACATTCACCGGTTCCCCGGAAACCTGCCGCAACCACCGCCGATGCCGCCATGGATGCCCGCTCCTGCCCACGCTGCGGCGCCCGATGGCTTGACGGGCAGCTTTACTGGGCCACCGGTAAGCAGGCCTCAGAGCTTGATCTAGCCGGGCTGGTCTGCAACATGGTCAACGATCCGGTCTGCATCAACCCCTGCAACGGCCGCGAAGGTGGCGACACCTGGGCCAAGCGCATGGAACGGGTCAGCCAGCCGTTTAGTGCTGAGGCATGAAAAAGCCCCGGCAGTACCGGGGCCCTATCAAATCAGTTATCCGGGAATCCCGGACAACTCGATCAGAGCAGGTCGAGGCCCGGCTTGCCGTAACCCGCCAAGTTCACCGTGTACTTGATCACCGTTCCAGCTTCCTGCGCAGGCTGGTAGCTCTCGAACACGCCATACCCGTATTCCACCTGATACCCGTTGTAAGGGCCGATTAGCGCGTACTCCACCGCCAGTTTCTCGCCGACGTTGTACTCCTCACACAGCCTCATGGCACGCCACGCCGAAGCGTTGAAGCTGGTCGCGCCGCTCAGGGTCCAGGTCTTGTCCTTAGCGGTTGCGATCGGTGTGTTGTAACCGCCCGCTTCATCGTCATACGTGGTGACGCTTTCCTTGGTGGTGCTGTTGCTGGGCTGCACATTGGTCAGCCCCAGCAGCCGGAACGGGGGATCGCTGCCGTCAAGCAGCAGCGAGGGGGCCACCACACCAGCGGTGACGGCGGCAGTGGCGATCACTGAGCCGGCCAAGGCATAGGTCAGCGTGTGCGGGGTGGTAGTGGTCACAGCCGTAACCACGAACGATCCGTTGAGGGTGGTGAAGGGGGCTGGAAGGTCCTTCACCGCGATCCGCTTGCCCACCGTGATGCCGTGTGCATCGGCAAAGGTCAGCGTGGCAGTTGTGGCGGTAGAAACGGCATTGGTCACCGCCTTGGTGCCAACACCAAAGGCGAAGCTGTCACCCGTGCCAGCCGTGATGACCTTGGCGTTAGCGCTTTGGGGGGTGGTGTTGTCGATGAACTTACCAACGCCAAGACCGCCGAGGTTGACGCGGGATAGGTCAACCGCTGAAGTCTTGAGGGGGGTGAAGAAAAACCGGTAGCCGAATGCCTGCTGCCATTCTGTGTTCATGGTCCTTCCGGCGCTGCCGGTGCGTTACCTCGCAGGTTCCCGCCATGGCTTAAGCCAACTCAGCGGCTTAGATGGGAAAGCTCAGGCATGGCTTCTTACCCTCGCGGCGTTTCCCATTGCCCCCATAACGCACGGCGCCCGTATCAGGCCCGTGTGTGGTGGGCGGGTCGGCGGTGGTCGCTGGGCTACTTCACAACGATTCAGGCAGCAGCTCAGCAGGTAGAGGATTGCTACCGGGAGATTGAGCGATGGGCAGCCATGAGTTTGCCGCCGCCCATGCTGGCATTGCAGCATCGGGAGAGGGTGGAACGAGCAGGGTCACCAGCCGCTGCGAATCATCCGCCAACCTGAAGGTGCGCTCCTGGCCGGCGGCGGTGTCTTCAGCTAGCAGCAGGCCCCGCCAGCCGTCTTGATGTTCCACCGGGGCGAGCAGTAGGGCATCGTCTGCCAGCAGGGCCAACAACGAGGGCGGTGGCGTCCCTTCCCCGGCGGTGGCCAGAGCGTCGTAGAAGGCCATCGCAAAGCCCGGCACCTGCACCGCTTCGCATAGGGCCAGCATCGCCGCACCGGCTGCAGCAGGGGGCCCATCGGCGGCGTCGTCCCGATCCTTAGGTGGCAGGAACCAGCAGAACTCCTCCATCGTGAAGGGCTCGGGCCGCTTGCCCGTGTCGCGGTGGCTGCTGGCGTACCAGGCGTGGAAGTTGGCGATCGACCGCTCTGCAGCGTGCAGCCTTTCCCTCAGGAGGCTGGTGCCTTGATCGAGCGCTTCCCAGATGAAGCTTTCGGGGCACCAGGCGAATCGCTCGCGGGCGAAGGCGGGGTTGTGAGGCCAGAGGTCGCAGAGGCGCCAGAAGATTGCGCCCCAGTCGATTGGGGCAGGTCGGGCTTTCCCAGGCTGTCGGCCATCAGTTGCAGGGTGGCCTCAGGATCAGCCGGTGCAGCGCCTCCGCGTTGCTCGCGCAGCATGAAGGCGTAGATGGCGGACCGCAGGCCCTCGGTCAGGTTGCGCGTCTCGTCATCGGTCCATGCGGCGCATTCGGGGTCCACCTTGCCCAGGCGGTAGCGGACCGCAGCGGTGACCAATCTGGTGACCTGCGCCTCGTTCTGGGCGCTGAGCCGGTTGTCAATGTCCCAGATCAGGCGGTGCTCACGCTGCCGGATGGTGTCTTCCAGGGGCTCCAGAACCACCGGGATCCCGATGTGTTTAGCCATCAGGCGAGCCGCCACAAGGTTGGCCGTTGCCTCAGGCAGCTTGTCCAC